TGAGTGTAGTCTGGATCGTCCATGTAGTGTGCTAGTATCCTAAGCTGTATGCCTGAAGCATCACACCCAAGAAGAACATGAGTGTCAATATTATCAACAGTATAGCAACTCCGACAGTCATTGCCGTATGGTGACTCGACCCCCGGTATGTTAGCTGTGTTAGGACTGTTGTGAGACATACGATGAGTGATAGAGCCAATAGAATTGACGTTACCATGTACTCTGTTGTCATCTCCAAGAGCATTAAGCCATCCATCTATTTCCTTATACCTAGCTGTTAACATTGCGTACTCACCAAGTAACCTCAGTTCTTGTGGAGCCTCTGGTGATACGGTTTCAAAGTTCTCTTCACATAGTTTCCACATATACTGCTGTCTATCGTCAGCTTGATCTTCTGTAATTACACCATCACGTAGCTGTTCTTGCATTACACGATACCCTTTAGTACGTACAGTAGGTGACCACCAAGGATTAAGGCGTGTCACTTTTTGCTTGGTAGAGTCTATGTTAAACTCTTGCCATTCAATGCGAGTAAACGGGCCACCTACCTGAGGCCAGTCATCACCAAACATCTGTAAGCTAACCTTCGATAGCTTACCATCTGCTTTGTACTTAGGTGTCACTGCCCCTTTGTTTAATGGTAAGGGGTGTACTACATCTAAGATCGTAGACTTTATAGAGTTAGCTTTGTTGTGTAATAGGGCGAACAACTCGGTAGCCTTCCGTACATTAAGAGCAAAGCCGTACTCTTTCTGTTCTTCTAGGATGTGTTGACTAAGATGTTCTATCTTACTCGACTCTACGCTGCCGTGTCGAACGCCCTCTGACTTTAAATAGCAAGCTACCTTATAGTTTAACTCAACATCTTCAGTACATCGATGCTTCATCTCTTCACTATACTGTGTCCAGTCATCATGTTGAGGCTTACCATGACCTAGTATAAGACCCCAGTTCTTGAGGCTATGTCCTCCCTTTCTTTTCTGTGATTGTAAGCGTGACAATAACAACGTATCCGTTACCTGTAGTGGTTTGATCTTAACACCAAGCCACTTCTTTATCATGCGTACATCATAAGCTATGAAGTTGTGACCTATCCAGTGGTGTACAGTATCAGCGAAGCCAGCGAAGTCACACAACTCATCAGGTCCAAAGAAGAACTTCTCACCTGTGTCGTAGTCCATAGCTGCAATACACCAGATACGTGTCGCATTGAATAGCAGTCCATCAGCTTCGATGTCACATACTACCGTTCTCTTAGCCATCACTACTCTCCATCTCCTCATCCATCTCAGTCATGCGGCCTGTATGCTCATCATAGAACACACGTGTTGCCACCCCTGTCCTACCACAGAACCTGTTCTTTACTACACGTATCGTGGTGGTGTTGGCTTCGATGGGATCGTCAGACTGTCCATTCCGTTCAACACCCATGACGATATTGGATAGCTGCCCAATCCCTGCTGTTCCTCGTATATCTGACAGACTAATGGTGCCACCCTCTTCAAGAGGCTTGCCCGACACACGCTTGGTGTGTGCAATGATAAGTAAGTGGATGTCAAGCTCCACCGTGAGAGCCTTAAGCTTGTGTGCAATCGCATCGAGTGTCTTCCTTTCATCACCACCACTGTCATCACTCACCATGAATGAGATGTGATCGAGTATGATTAGCTTACAGTCTAATCCTTTAGCGAAGTACGTTATCTTATCAGCTATGAAGTCAACGCTGTTGTTCTCCCATGAGTCATTGAGACTATGAAGACGCTCCGTACCCCATGTATTTTTGCTACCATTTTCATGCTCTTCTTCTGTGTAATGACAGTCAGGTAAGTGGATGGGTTTGTTTAAGTCTAAGCTAATCATACCACGTGTTGTCTCCCATGCTGTCTCCTCTAGGTAGAGTAACCCGATAGGTGCCTCAGTGTTATGCTTCAAGACTTGGTGTGCTATCTCACGTGACACTGATGTCTTACCGCTACCACTCCCAGCTATCAGGGTAGTCATCTCACCTGTACGCATACCGTATGTCTTCTTGTTAAGACCTTCCCAAGGGTACATGAAGGCCGCTTCTGCACGTGGTTGTTTACTGATAGCGTATGCTGCTTCATGTCCACTGATGATGTCAGTAGCACGATACTTCTCAGCTTGCCACCATGCATGAGTGAAGTCTTTCTCTTTACCACGTTCAAGGTACTCACCAATGTCATTCATCTTAAGCTTGACAATCTTAGCTTTCTTAGGGAACAGGGCGGCTACCATGTTAGCAGCTTTCTTCCCCGGCTCATCGTTGTCCATGCATACGATGATGTTATCGTAGCTGTCAAGGTACTCAAACTCTTGCTTGGCTTGCTTGTACGCATCACTACTGGACTTGACACCGACACATGCATATTTACTGCCTTGCATTTGAAAGGCTGCCATCGTGTCTATTTCACCCTCACACACAGTGATGTACTTACCACCCTTGGTGAACAGTGATTGCCCGAACAAGACACCCTTACGTATGTCACCCACTGCACTGAAGCCTTTGTTAGCTACGGTACGTTTCTTGTAGGCTATAGTGTCACCATCTGTGTTAGTGTAAGGGTAATAATGTTCCGTAACAATACCATCCTTTAGTTTAAGGCGCACCTTATAGTGCTTGACTGTATCAGTCACTATGTTCCTGTCCTTCAAAGGCCCCACCTTGGTACCTTCTAAGTCAGGTAGTGACATATCTCTAGTACTTATTGCATTCATCTTGCTTGACCTTTCATTGCCATGCGTCAGTGTCTCACAGACATAGCACCAACTATGTCCGTCATCGTATAGTTTCTTACCGTCACTGCTACCGCACTCACACGGTCCTGCGCTTATGACAGTGCTATCAGGGTACTTAGTCATCAGCTTTACCTACCAGACCCACTGCATCTACGTCAGCGACAAAGAACTCCATGTCACCATCACTAAGGTTAAGGTTGTTACCTTCACCAAGATCAACCCAAGCAGCTGAGACACATGTACCACATGGCATCCATTCACCACGTTTATCCTGCTTGATCTGTGTTGGTTCTAGAACCTTGTTACAAATGTTACACCGCATCTGCTCTTCTCCTTTATTAATATGTTTGATAAATGTGTATACCTACTACTAATATACTCTAGCTTATCACTTGTGTCAAGACTAAGTTGTTCTGCTTCGTACTCTAAGATAGTACGAGTGTCGATGTCGATGTCAGACATCCTTGCCATCATCCTTCCTCCATCTCTTTCCATAGGTCATGTGTTAGCATCTGTGCTACCTTAGCATGACGTTGTCTACGAGTGTTCTCAGCAAAGCTACCACTATCACTACGTATATGACTAGCCCAAGCAGTAGCTACATTGTAGGCTGTCCATACGTTACGCCCCATAGTAATGGAAGTACGTTGCCACTCTTGCATCAGCTCATCAAAAGTCTTGACAGTGTAAGGGAACTTACCGCCATCTTTCTTTACAATGGTAGCTTTAAACAAACGCTCTACCTGTGATGTTAGTAACCTTTGCTTACTCCATGCCTGATACCTACCTTCACTATCATAGAAAGCTTCTACTCCTAATGCAAGCTTAGCTCCCTCTCCTTCAATGCTGATGTTAGTCGTGTGCTTACGGCGTGTGTTGTATGTATGTAATGGTGTAGTACAGCCATTGAGACACCACAAACGGAATGCTTTAGTAGTCTGCTCAAAGGGATAACTACTGTCATAGCTATTGAATAACTCAATACCAAACTGCATAACATCACCAACCACTGGTTGTATTACTTCATTAGGTAAGGTGATGTAACGCTTAAGTCGTGCTCCGTTAGAGGTGTACTCACGATTAACAGTCATACCATCTAAGTTAAGACCGCTACTAAGTAGCACCTCATTCTGTGCGTTCTCTGCTTCCTCATGCATAAGGTAGCTGTACCTATTAGACATCAGGTTCAGTACATTACCTACGTTATCTACTAGTGCATACTTGTTGTTTCCAATAGCCATACCTTCCTTAAGTATGTCTGATACCGGAACTGTCATGATATCAAACTTAAGATTATCTGGTGTAGCTAGTAGTTCTGCTGGTGATTGATCGAATGGCATTATATGTTCTCCTGTATATGTTTTATTATGTTTGTGAAGTCTTCTGACTCATCATTTAGATGAGCTAGAAACATAGCATCATTTCTACTTAGACCTACTTCATCTAAGTACTCATAGGTAGGCATCTCCTCCTCTACTTCTCCGTAGGAGCTATGTATAGGAGCTGTATGCCCAAGTGTAAGCATCTGCAATACACCTAAACAACAGAACTTTCCTTCACACTCTAATGAATCCTGACCCTTTTTAAAGGCGTACTCAT